TGCTTCAATTGCAGCCTGATTAGACATACCCATGCTCTTAGCGGCATTGTTACCAAACTCAAAAACTTTGTTTGCGCCTTCGCCAAATACTACGTTCACTTTTGAGATTGACTCATTCATAGTTGACGCAGACATAACTACGTCTTTACCAAATTGAAGCACCTGCTGTCCCGCAAACGCAATACCCATAGCACCAGCCATGCGTTTAGCAGTGCCAATCATGTTTTGCATACCTGTATTGGCGGTAGCAACAGTGCTGTTCATGTTCTTGATGCTTGACTCAGCCTGAGCCAAACCCGCTTTAAGTTGAGATACGTCTGCGGCGATTTGCACCATGATTGGTGGGATTGCGTTGCTCATGCTATCCCTTCACTGCTTTAAGAAATGCTGCCGTAAAGATCCTGTTGAGAGATCCGTTGAGGATCAATTCAGTAGCAGCAGGCGCCAGATAAGGGTATTTTACTCCACTCTTCCAACGCGGTGAGCCTAATTCAACTGCTCTAGCATACTCGGTACTTGCTCCGACAACTGCAATGTAATTACCAAAACCGTATTTAACGTCAGTCCTAATAGATCTGCGCAACGCTCCTGTGACTACGTTTGGTCCAGGTCCAGTCCCAGAAATGTGTCCAGTTTTTTTGGAGTGAGTTCCTGTGTTGGCGTTGATTTGCGCTTGGCGTTGGATAGCAAAACCCGCAGTGGCAATTGCAGTTTGAGCAGCCTGTTCAAGTTTAGTTTCCTGAACGTCTAAGCCAGCAAGCACCTCAGCAAGATTGCGTATGACTACTGCACCCATTACTCACTTGCCCTTTCCGCTTTTGCGCTTTCAACCGTTGCGGCGATTGAAATAAGCCAATCTGCTGTTCCAGCAGGTAACTCATCTACTTGGTCAGGTGTCCAACCAAACCGATCAGCAAACTGATAGTAATACCATTGCTCATCAGGATACTCAAAGGCTTCGGATCTTGAACCGCCTTTAATTACCCATTTTAAGCGTTCAAGTTGTCGGTAAGGGCTTTTGGGTCTGCCTCAGTCTCATCTGTTTTACCCAATTTTGGGAACAGAGACTTTTGTGCTTCTTTGGTTTCTTCAACTAGAAAATCGTAATCTTCCATTGTAAGTTCGCCCAGCGTGTCCAATTTAATTGACGGAATAATCAAATCAAATGACCAATCCTCAATCAGCATTGCCAATAGCGCGTCTGTCAGCGCCATAGCCTTAGATAGATCTCCACCTTCAGTCTCGTCAGTCACGCGCATAACACGCTTGCGATCTTTGACGCGTAGTGCGTTGGGATCTTTGAATGTGACTGTTGCACCTGACGGTAATGTTACTTTCTTAGTCATTTTGCCTCCATAGTAGTTTGCCTTCTTGTAATGATACTAGATAGGGCATTGGGGCGCGGGATCGCTGGAAGGCAATTCAGCAATCAACCTGACCGCCCCAATGCTTGGATTTATTTAGATGTAGGTTGCTGCTGCTTTCGCATTCTGCAATACCCACTTAATCATGCTGAACCCGCCTGAAGCACCAGCGTCAGTTGTATTACCCTGAGCGTCTAGGTCAATTGTGATTTCAACTAGATCTGAACCGCGCTCAATCGCAGCCGCAACGTATGCGCCCTTGGTGATTGTTGCTTGGATCTGAGTTAGTGCTGCACCTGTGCCTTGCGTCCAGTTAAGAACAATTGCTGGCTGGGTGTTAGTTAGGAAACGTGTTAGTTCTGTGTCGGCTTCCATTGCAAACTTAATCTTGCCTGTTACGTCTAACGCGCCCACAAATACTGAGTATGGGTTTTGCGTGTTAGAAATACCGTAAACAGGTGTCACTGGGCGCTTCATGTCAATGTTGCCTGACATTGCGTTAGAGACGGTTGAACCTGCAATTGAAACTGTACCTGTCCAAACTGGAGTAGGTAGAACAGTGCTGAAAGTAGGTGTTGGCGCTGAGACGGTTGATGAAGCCCAACCTGTTGCCTTTGCGTCGTACATCAATAGCCCGTCTGCGCTGAACTTCAATGAGAAATCAGTGAACTGGCAACCAGGGTAAGAACGCACTGCTGCTGCGTAAAAGTCAGTCAATGTGTAAGACAATGGCTGAGCGTCTGCTGCTGCTGCAAGTGAGTTTTTAAGTGAGATTGTGTGTGTGTAAGGTGCTGAGGCTCCTGTTGTAGCGCAAGCGCCTAGTAAACCAGTTAGCGCGTATCCAATTCCGTCTGCAAACGCGTCTGAACTAAAATCAAAAGTTGAGCGTGTGCGACCAGGAATGTAGTTGTAATTTTGAACCAAAGATCCACGCAAGCCTTTGTCGTACAGCGGATCAATAATGTCTGCTGGCTTCAGGCTGTCGGATCCCACTAGCAAATAATCTGTTGGTGCAACTACGGTTCCCTTTGTTACTTCTTTGGCGATACCAACGTAACTGCGTACGCTATTTTGTACTGTCATTTCACTCTCCTAATGTTTTGTCTGACGCGGCAGACGTGATTGGTGTTGATTTGTTTGCGCCTGCTGGTACAACATTAGGCACGTCCAAGTTTTCAGGTGCTTCAAACTCTTCGCCTGGTGCCACTACGATCGACAACGTAGGGAACACGCGTGAGTCTGTTCCTGTGTATCTGTATTTCATTTGTTCTCCCTATGCGTGGATCATTTCTGTGACTTCAAATTCTACCTCAGCATACGTTTCCGTCATGCCTTCTTCAGCCGTTGAAGGCTCACCGTAACGCGTAGTGATACGCGGTTCAGCGCCTTGCCATACCAAAGTGCCGTTCGTATCCCCAAATCGGTGATCTGAACGTAAACGTGTTTTGATTGCGTCAATAAGCGTATCAAAATCCGTCATTGCCTCTTCTGCGTTTCGTGCAAATGAGTGCTGGTAGATCTGAAGAATGATTGTGTAATCAACGCGCTTGATACCGTTGGTTGCCCCGCCAATAGCAATGCGGCTTTCGTTTTCAGACGCAATAAAGATAATTGCAGCAGCGCGCGTAGAAGATCCAGGCGTTGTATTAACATTGAAATCAATGCGCTTGGGAAATGAAGTAAAAATCTGGTTGAGGTTTTGAATTGGTTGCACAGACAAAAATGAGTAAATTGTCGCGCGTACCCCTGTGCGCCCTGCCATTAGCGAACCCTGCGGTAGAGATTTACCATGTCTAACGCCAAGCGTATGTCTGAGCCAAATCGTGAATCACCGTTGATCTCACTGCCCTGAGCGCGTGTTGTAATGCTCATGGTGTTTGACTTGTCTCCACGGATACGGATAAACGCTGTTGCAATGAGGATACAAGCCTGTTTAATCGCCATTGGGAGATTTCCTATGGTAACGCCTGCAACGTGGCTAGAAACCAGCGCTGAAGCCAAAGGAACAGTGGTAGAACCGTAGGTGTAGGTTGAAGCAACCGTCACAGTCTCCGACAATGAACCGTCGTAGATGTGCAATACCTGACCTGCCACAATTCCTGTGCCGCTGGTAACGGTCAATGAGGTAGCGCCAGCGGTAGCCGTCGCAATAAAATTATTTACGTAGCCTGAGACGTAGGTGTATTTAGTAAATAGTTGCTGACGCGGTGCAGCGCCACCAAAAGATAGTGGACCAGCGCTGGAATAGGTTGCGTTCATCTGCCCCAGCGGAATTACAATTTGTTGAGGTTCAAACCAGCACTGCGAAGGATCCGTCAATGTCTGCAAATTGTTTGGTGTGGATCCGTATTGAAATGACTCCAGCGCAATAATTGGACTGTTGTTGGGGTGCAGTGAAATGTATCCCTGAGAGGTAATACGTAGGCGTTGAGTCTCAGTGTATTTTTGCGCCACAAGGTTTTGGTTAAGGTACTCGTTCATGTACGACGACGCGCGCATAAGCACGTTAGCCAGTTCTGCGTCCTGAGCAGCCTGATTACCGCCTGAGACTAGGTTGTTAATGTCTAGGGAAGTAGGCGCATTTTTGAATTCAGCAATGCTGACATACTGGCTTTCGTCTGTCGTGTCAGGCGTAATACCTACTGCCATTTGTTACTCCCCGTCTCTTTGCGGTTCCCCGTTTGTGTGACCGCAACGCGAACACTTGCGAAACCAAGATCCAAAACCACATTCTACGCAAGTAAATCCACGCGCGTTGTCTTTTGATGAATAAGGGTTGAGCGCTGCTTCAAAATAACCTTCACGCTTCATTGCTTTTGCTGCACTGGCGCTGTCTACGTTATAGATCCCGCCACGATCAGGCTTGTATAAACGCCCATTGACTTCTGTTTCTCTGACGCCTTTATCAGGTGCTACCAACCTTGCCATGATTGCCCTCTCTATTGTAAGTGGGGGTGCGCTCACGTGGAACGCACCCCCCTTGCCTTATCTATTCAGTTATTAAGCAGACACAATTCCTGATACTGCACCGTTCCATGCTGGAGCAGTACAGAAGAATGTGCCACGGAAGTATGTGCTGAATTCGTAAGCAAACTGAGTTACTGGCCACTGGATACCCATGTAGTCCTGTACCAAGAAGTTCGCCCAGACGTCAGATACCTCTGTGTCAGGGATTGGAAGTGTGAATGAAAGTACAGGTGATACGCCTGAGTTCAACCATGGGTGAACCATGATGTCTACTGACTTACCTGTTACTTCGTTCTGAAGTCCAGTCACGATTGAACCGTATGTGGTTCCTGAAGTTCCTGGATTGTCAATTGTTAGACGGTAGTTTGCTGTTGAACCTGACTTGATCGCGTCTGAAAGTTGCTTGCGATCGTTACCGTTCATTAGCACCATGTCTGGATCAGCCTTGACGTTCTGGTATAGGTTTGCAAATACTGTCTGGTATTCGGCACCTGGGTTAGAAGTCGAGAATGTGCTGTTGATTGCGTTGTTGTAACCTGAGTTTGCGCCAAGCACTGTTGGCAAGATGCCGTCGTAGCCTGTTGCATAAGCAGATGTGTCTGAAGCAGCGCGTGTTGCAGCAGCACCAGTTGTGGTGAGTGCAGCGTTGTTGCCTGTTAGACCCTGTGTTCCAGCGCCCTGAATTGTGAATGTACCTGTTCCTTTTAGAGTTCCCTGGTACTTCAAGTTTGCGTTACCTGTTGTTGTTCCAACGTAGATGTTGTAACCAAGTGCTCCTGCAACTGCTGTTGAAACAGTAACAGTCAAAACCTGACCTGATGTAGTTGTCTGAGATGTTTCAGTTCCTACTACAGACTCACCAAAACCGTTTACAGAAATACCAGCGTCAGTTGTGACGTTGATGTAGTAGGTGTTTGCTGCAATTGCAGTTTGACCTGTTGCTGCTGTTGGGTTTCCCTTTGTAAATGTAGGTGCTGATAGCGCTCCTGAGTAAC